GAAGCAAACAAACATCTACGTTCCGTTGCTTTTGAAATGTCACTGTTTGGTACAGGCATTCTCAAAGGCCCATTTGCGTTACAGAAAGAGTACCCAAATTGGAATGACGAAGGAACGTATGATCCCGTGTTCAGGACTATTCCAAAAGTGGAATCTGTAAGTATTTGGAACTTCTATCCAGACCCAGATGCCCGGAATATGGCAGAAGCCGAGTACGTCATAGAACGTCACAGGCTCAACCGCTCTCAACTGAGAGCCCTAAAAAAACGTCCTTTCTTTAGACCAGAGGCAATTGATGAGGCGATTGATTTCGGCCCGAGTTATACTCCACACTACTGGGAGGACACATTAGAAGACAGTGATATGTCATCTTCTATAGAACGCTACGAAGTACTTGAGTACTGGGGCGTCGTAGATTCTGACATCGCTGAAGAAGCTGAACTGGAATTACCAGATGAAGTAGTTGACCAAGACGAAGTACAGATCAATGCATGGGTCTGTAATGGTCAGGTCATCCGTTTAGTAATTAACCCGTTCACGCCTACTCGTATTCCATACCACTCAGTACCATATGAGTTAAATCCATACTCGTTCTTTGGTATTGGTCTGGCTGAGAATATGGAAGATACACAGGAGATCATGAATGGTTTCATGCGTCTTGCTGTAGATAACGCCGCACTATCATCTAATCTGTTAATCGAGATTGATGAGACAAACCTAGTACCGGGACAGGACATGTCAGTTTACCCGGGTAAGGTATTTAGGCGTCAGGCGGGTGCGCCGGGACAAGCCATCTTTGGCACGAAGTTCCCGAACGTAACCGGCGAGTGTATACAAGTTTTTGATAAGGCTCGACAGTTGGCAGATGAAGCTACTGGTATGCCTTCCTTTGCTCACGGTAGTACAGGCGTGATGGGTGTCGGTAGAACCGCATCCGGTATGTCTATGCTCATGGGCGCGGCGGCACAGAATATTAAAGCCGTTGTACGAAATGTTGATGACTATTTGTTGGCTCCTCTTGGCCGATCACTATTCAGTTTCAACATGCAATTTAATTTTGATAAATCTATTAGAGGGGATCTCGATGTCGTTGCCAAAGGTACAGAAAGCCTGATGCGAAACGAGGTACGTTCCCAACGTCTGTTGCAGTTTATGCAGATGACAGGAAACCCCAGCATGGCTCCATTTGTTAAGTATGACTACATCTTGCGTGAGCTTGCGGCCAGTATGGATCTGGATGAGGACAAGGTTCTTAACGATCCACGAGAAGCGGCAATACAGGCAGAGATGATGGCGGCTGTAGCGGCGTTGATGCCACAACAACCTCCACAACAACAGCAACAAGGGGCACCTAATCCAGAAGACCCAACAGGTAATGGTGGCGGGAATATAGCTCCCGGCAATGCACCAGAGCCCGGCGCTCCCGGATTCACGGGAGAAGGTGGAGGAGATAACGGAGGGGCACCACCCCCACCACCACCTGAAGGCCAGCCTCAATAATGGAAAAAGTTTTAGCGAAGACAATACTACCTTTAGTCAATGACGTAGAGAAGTATGTGATACTGCAAGAATACATTGATAATCGTATTGAGACGATGCGGTCATTTTTAGAGAATACCAAAGATCACGACAAGATATTGGAAGTACAAGGGGCAATTGCAGAATTGCGAAGATTCCAGACGTTGCGTGACCAAGCTCTGGAGGGAGCCAAATAATGCATAATTACCCTGAAGATATGATGTTAGGAGGATGCGGAGATCCTATGTGCCCCGAGTGCGGTGGCATGATGGTTGGGATCGATGAAATCTCCGGCAACCCAATTCCCCCCGGATCAAACGAAATGAATGTCCGCGATGATATACCAGCGGCTTTGAGTGATGGTGAGTACGTCGTTCCAGCGGATGTTGTACGTTATCACGGCCTGAAAACTTTTATGGCCCTACGCGATGAAGCAAAGTTTGGTCTCATGTCTATGTACATGGAAGGACAGATCCAAGAAATCGAAGACGAAGAACAAGAGATGATACCTTGTCCAGAGTGTGACGGCGAAGGCTGTGAACACTGTGATGGGCTAGGATACCACTACGCAGAAGATAGCTACGAATGTTGTGGCGAAGAAGACTGCGACTGCCCTTACGAAGAAGAAGATATGCCTAGTTACAAGGATAAGATGAGTGAGATGACTGACCTGAATTACGACGGTCAAGAAGAGTACGAAACCGAGGAAGGTAACGTAATCGAAGAGGCAGTGTCCGAGATCGAAGAAGAAACAATGGAAGTCGAAGAGGAAGAAGACTCTTCAGACGGCAAAAATACTTATCGTCCCAGTGTGAAAATCGCTGTGATGAAAAGGTAATTTGCGGCCCGGGCTACCCGCATAAACCACTAGCTTCGGCTAGTCTACTTTAACGGCCCCCAACGGAGAATGTATGGCTAAGTATAGAAACGCCTATCGGGATGAACCCGAACAGGTGGAAGAAGAGGTGCAAGCGGCACCCCAAAAAAGCGCAACCCCACCACCAGCTAATGCTGATGAAGAAACCTTCAAGAAACGCTACGGTGACCTTCGTCGCCACATGCAACAACAAATGTTGCAACGTGACCAAGAAATCGCTCAGATGAAGGCACAACTTAATGACGCAACACGCGCTCAGATTAAGTTTCCTAAGACTGAACAAGAAGTCGAAGCGTGGTCAAAGAAGTACCCTGATGTTGCTAAGATTGTAGATACAATCGCTCAGAAGCGAGTTCAGGAAGCTGTCACAGATGCTAAGGTTGAATTTGAGGAAATCAAAAAGCAACAACAAGGCATCAAGATGGAAAAAGCGATGCTAGAACTTAAAAAGCTCCACCCGGACTTTGATAAGATTCGAGCAACGAAAGAGTTTCATGATTGGGTCTCGGAACAACCAAAGAATGTCCAAGACTCTCTCTATAAAAACAATACCGATCCTCGATCAGCGGCTAGAGCTATTGACCTCTACAAGTCTGATAAAGGCATCCGTAGAGTAAGATCCAAGAATTCCAGTGCCGCCGCTCAGGCCATTGGACGAAGTGGAGTAGCCGCTCCAACAAGCGGTAAAGCCACTTTCACCGAAAGTCAGGTACAGAACATGACTTCAGCCGAGTACGAAAAGAACGAAGCTAAAATCATGGAATCAATCAGTAAAGGGCTGTTTGAGTATGATGTAACTGGTGGAGCGCGTTAAACCACTTGCTAAGACCTTAGTTAATGTGGTATAACAACCTTAACAAATAGAGCCGAAATCTATGTAATTCTAAAGTCTAACTTTAGTTTTATCATATTTTCCTACCTCACCCTTCCCTTAAAATTTCAGAAGAACACTCTAAAGTTACCTAAGTATCTTTGGCCCTTCACTCGAAGATACCCGAAAGAACTTAGCCCTTAATGAAGTATTCCCTTCTGTTTCGTTCCAGCACTAGTGGCGTAGTTCAACAATAGTTGAGCAATCCACAAAATTTTAGTGCTGATTTAACTTAACATCTATAGGAGATGCATTATGGCTTTTCAAAAAGCGTCGGGCTATACCAACCTACCTAATGGTAACTTTAGTCCTGTAATTTATTCCCAAAAAGTCCAAAAGGCTTTTAGGAATACATCAGTGGTGGAGGACATCACAAACACTGATTATATGGGTGAGATCGCTTCTTATGGCGATAGCGTCAAGATAATCAAGGAACCAGAAATCACAGTTTCTGATTATGCCCGTGGCACAGCAGTTGCGGCGCAGGATCTGAGCGATGCTGATTTCTCACTGATCATCGATCAGGCGAACTACTACATGTTCAAGATCGACGATATCGAAGCCGCACACAGCCATGTTAATTTCATGGACTTGGCGACTGACCGTGCCGCATTTAAACTGCGTGACACTTACGACCAAGAAGTATTAGGTTACTTGTCTGGTTTTGAGCGTAACGCTGGTGGTACTGCATGGATCGCACGTTCGGCCGCTAACGGTACTAAGGCTGACTCAGCCGCTGGTGCTGACGAACTGTTGCTTGCTAACAAGTTGGACATCACTGATTTCGGTGGTTCTGATCTTGGTGGTTCAGCAGATGCTGATACTCACGCATTAACTTCTATCCCTCTCGCCGCTGGCGGCGGTGCTGGTGCAATCACTAGCCCTCTCGCAGTTCTTAACAGAATGGCGCGTAAGATGGACGAAGCTAACGTGGACTCAGCAGATCGTTGGTTCGTTGCAGACCCAGTGTTCTATGAGCTATTGATGGATGAAAACTCTAAGTTCGTTGACGCCGATTTCGGTGGTGGCGATGAGATCCGCAATGGTCGAGTAGGCAGTGGTCTTATCCGTGGCTTTAAAGTGTACAAGTCTAACAACTTGCCATACTTCGGAACTGGTGCAGGAACTTCTGCTTCAGCCGGTTCAGAAGAGAACTTTGGTGTAGTTGTAGCTGGACACCAGTCTTGTGTAGCTACTGCACAGCAGTTGGCTAAGACTGAAAGCTACCGCGATACTGGCTCTTTTGCTGATATCGTTCGTGGTATGCAGTTGTATGGTCGTAAGATCCTTCGTCCTGAAGGTCTGATGACTGCTCATTACAACTTAGCGTAACTGAGTTAGGGGTAGCCTTCTTCGGAGGGTTACCCCTTTTTTATCTTAATTTAGAGTAATCTAACCAATGTCATCTACTTATCTTAGCCTCACTAATAAACTGCTTCGTAAGATTAACGAAGTAGAAATAGCGGAAGCTGATTTTGCAAATACGCGAGGTGTTCAGACCCTTGCTAAAGATGCTATTGCCGATGCTATTGGTCAGATTAACCAAGCAGAATACGAGTGGCCTTTTAACGCCGCTCAACACACACAAGTTTTAGCAATTGGTCAGGAGGAGTATTCTTGGCCTGAGTTCTTCAAGGTCGTGGATTGGAATACATTCCAGATTCAGAAGAACGAATCTCTAGGCGTCGAACACAAGATGCTAGAGTTTATGGATCGTGATGTTTACTACAAGCAGTACAAAAGCGCAGATGATGACGCGGGTGCTGTTGGCATACGATGCCCGGAGTTTGTAGCTCCTTCACATGGTAATGGGTACATTGTAAGCCCTTCACCAGATAAGAATTATAATATTCAGTTTAAGTACTACATGAATAACGTAGGCTTGAACGGACACTCTGATCAAACAAGAATTCCTAACACATACGACAATGTGATTATCGATGGGGCTTTGTACTACATGTACATGTTCCGGGATAACCCCGAAGCCGCTGGAGTATCTATACAGGTTTTCCAACAAGGCATTAAAAACATGCAGGGTATTTTCATTAACAAATACGAGCGCGTTTACGACACACGGATCTCTAAAAATTCTAAATTGAGCCCCGAATACATAGGTCTCTAACATGGCAGATCGCGTACAGTCCTACAAAGTTATATGCGGTGGGGGCCTCAACAGTAACGAAAATCATCTTGATTTAAGTGAAAACAGCCCGGGAGCCGCAACAAGATTAGTTAACTATGAAGTTAGCTTGTTTGGTGGATACCGAAGGGTAGAGGGTTTTACTTCTTACAATGCAAACGCAAATCATCAAGAAGTAGATCCGACTAACGCTGAAGGTAAGATCCTATCAGTCTCTATCCACAAAGATGACAACCTAGATTCAACAATTGTTATAGCATCTAGAAAAGTCAAAAAGTTTACTTACACAGCTACGGCAGGACAAACAGTTTTTAGTGGGGCGGATTCTAACGCTCGAACACTAGCAAACAACAACACGTCCAACACAATAGTTAAAAAGACCAGTGGCAGTACAACTACCACACTTTCTGGAAGCAGTGACTACAGCCATGATGCTACCAGTGTGACACTGGCTTCAGGAGCTTCGGCTGGCGACATAATCGAAGTAGATACCAACGAATATAAGTTTTACCGATATGTACCTTTTGCCGCTTGGGCTGTTTATAACACAGGCATAGTACACAAGTTTAAAGACGGTGTTAGATCAGTTAAAAAGTTACGTTTTGTAAGTTTTAACTTCGGGGATGGTAACAAGATTTGTTTCGTAGATGGTGTTAATAACGCTGTCATATTTGACGGAACTAACTGGAAGTCTATCAGCCCTTCTAACTCAGGTGGAGCATCAAGTCCCGGCGGGTCTAGTGCTTTGGAAAGACCAGAGTTAGTAGACGCATTTGAGAACCATTTGTTCTTAGGCGGAGACAGAGTAGCCCAAGCAACAATTGCTTATTCCGCACCCCTCGATCCTCTTACCTTTACTGCCGCCGCTGGCGCTGGACAGGTAGCAATCGGTTTTGACGTAGTACAGTTCAAACCTTTCCGAGATGACTTATTTGTTTTTGGTACTAATGGTATCAAGAAAGTTTCCCCCGACGTAACAGCCGGGTTTGTTCTAGACCAGATCACAACCAACGTAGGTTGTATTGCGAGAGATTCGGTGTTGGAGTTAGGGGGTGATCTTGTCTTTCTAGCACCTGATGGATTACGGCCGGTAGCGGGTACAAGTAGAATTGGTGATGTTGAATTAGAAACAATCTCTAAACCAATACAACAACTACTGACAGCCCTACCACAAGATTATGATCTAGAAACACTCAACGGAGTAGTCATCAGAAGTAAGTCTCAATTGAGATACTTTATAGGCGATGACAGCATATTCACCCAAGACAGCTTCGGTATTATCGGCGGTCTTAGATCCGCAGACCAGAGATTGGGATGGGAGTTTGGTGAATTAGTTGGCATCCGGGCGAGTTGTTGTGACTCCGCTTATGTGGGTTCCAGCGAACTAGTTATACACGGGGATTACAACGGTAAAGTCTACCAGCAAGAGAAGACCAACCAATTCGACGGTGCAGATATTCTCGCCGTATACGCAACCCCATTTTTTGATTACGGCGACACCGAGGTCAAAAAGACCATGCGTAAAGCCAACACATTTATTCGTGCTGAAGGCCCACTCACTTTGAACA